TGCAGTGCTGATGTGTTTCCATATCCAACCTTTGCAATAGATTTTATTGTAGTTACGTCTGACTTACTAACTGAAATAATGGTAGATATTCCAGAAGAAACTGAATAATTACTTTGCAATCTTGCAGATTTTTCATCTCCGTCTGGTTGTCCAGATGCTTTAAATCTATAAGTTCCTATTCCAGTTGCAGTAGTTCCAAACCCAACTACTTTTGATCTAACTAATATTGAATTACTTTCTGTATTTTGGAATTTTAATGAAAGAACTCCAGAACTTATATTGGAAGTAAATGTCCCTATAAATCTGTCTGAAGTTTCAGAATTTTGATCATTATCAAAGTAATATTCGGTGATATATGTATTTGTATCATCATGATCAACATACAGTTCTACATATGTTCTTTCTGAAGATATTGAATTTACAACCTCAACATTTGCAAACAAAGATTCTGTTGAGGAAATTTGTCTTTCAATAATACTAACTGTAGATCCAACACCCACTATATTATTAGATGCAATTAAATCAATAAATCCCACAGATTGCGTGTTAATTCCAGATAAAGCACTATTAAAATTATTTTTAATTATTTTAATATCATAATCAAAGTTAAAAGGATCATTAGGTGTAAATCTCAAAGAAAGATTATTGGTGCTTGAGAGATTTGCAGAAATTTCACCAATTTTATCAATACCACTATAAATAGAAGATTTTTCAAAAGTAATTATATCTCCAGATACCGAAGGTAAAGTTATAATTTCAGTTGACTGTCTTTGAGAATTAATTGGACTTACTATCTGAACTAAAAATCTAGAATAACCATCATTAATATCATATTGATCAATATCAATATAAGTATCACTATCTTCTTCATTAGAGAACTGTAAACTAACATCATCAATACGAAGAACTCTGTTAGTGATACAGTTGATAAAATCAGATAATTTTTTATTTTTTAATTTTATAAATTTAGATTTATTTGAAGTTACATCAACGTCAATACCAAAGTCAAAGTTATTAATTACATCTACTCTATTTTGATTAATAATATCTACAAGAGCAACTGAAGTTGACCTTGTAGTTGTGCCAACTGAAACTGAACTCGTGCTAGTAATTCCAGTATCGGCAAAGTTTTTAAGTCCTGTAGTATGGACAAGTCTATTTACAGAATTAACTAATTCTTCATATTCTATTGGACTTTGAACCGTGTAAGATAGATTTTGATAGTAATCATTATCAGGTGTTACTTGATAATCTTCACTGAGTTTACCAATATCTGTTGACCAACCGAAGTTTTTCTCTAAAGAGTAATCTATTTTAAATATTGCCTTATTTTCCTCAGATGATTTAATAGTTGCTACAGTTCCTGAATCTTTCCCTAAAATAACATCACCCTCTTCCAGTTCATAAGTTCCATAAACTTTGAGTAAATCATTAAGATTTTCTGTGACTATCAGATCTCTTTCAATATATAGACCATTGTTCTCTGTATAAATTTTTTCTCCTACAATAAAGTTTAAAGGAGTTTGAGTTACATTAAATGATGGATAATTTACTTTTCTTATAATTGAAGCAAATGAGTTTTGATTTGTTACTGCGATACCTGCATTTGTTGCATATTGTGAAATACTGAATTCAACTTCAGCTGGATTTGTGTTTCTATATGCAGTTACTGGGAAGAAATGATAATCATAGTTCTCAGAATTAAATCCTGTTCCAGTTGTTCCTAACTTTCTAATCCCTTCCACAAATACTTCATCACCAACAAGGAAAGCATCAGTCGTAAATCCTAAAATAGGAGTTGATAAGACACAAGTGATAATTCCTGCAGGGGATGAAATACAACTATTAACTCCAACACCGTTCGTATTGTTAATTGTATAAACTTTATTTTTAACCTCAGATAATCCCTTAGGTGCTTGAATAATATTGACTGAGGAAACAGATGATCCTTGAATAGAGGACTCTAAAATACCTGTATTATATGCCTCACCTGTATCAGGATTAACGATAATTAAATCTGGTGGAGTTGTGTATCCAAATCCACCAGAAATAATATTAATATCAGTGATGGTATTTCTATTAATTATAGTTAAATTAGGAGAAACATAAACTTCAGGATTTAAAGTTTTGTCTACAGAGAAATCAAATCCAGGGTCATTAATAAAAATTTCATTTATTCTTCCGATAGTTGTAGAAACTGGAATAATGTCAGCATTGGATCCCTCTGTTGATGCAATACTTACAAACTTTGGAAGTTTCTTATAATTTGACCCAGGAGAGGTAATCCTCATCAGATCAACTCCACCCCTAGCACTTGATGAGTTTGTAGAATATTTTAGAGTGGATGTTAAAGATTGATTGTAATTGTATGATTCTGGATTAGATTTTAAAGATATTTGGAACGTTGTTGATCCGATTCCAGATACTGTGTATTCTCCATTATAAGCACTATCGACAAATGTAATTTGAGAATTATAATTAACTTCCTTATCGGATGTTCCTATAAATCCAGATTTTTCTAAAGTGTAAAATAGTTTAGATGGTAAATTATCAGAATAATTTAAGGTAACTCTTGCAGTGGATGCTACTCCAACAGTTGCAACTCCAATAACACTAAATGTATTAGTAGATCCTATAGAAATTAATTCATTATTAAAATCTTTATCATAGTATATTTTGAATTTATATCCAGTCAGGGAGGAGTCCGATACATTAAATACTAGATTATTATTTTTTATAACTTTTAATTCTGGATTTATTTTAGAAATTTCTTGAGATGCGCCGCCAGTTGAAGCAAAACTAACAATCGATGGTGGGGAAGAAACAGAATCATAGTAAGTATTTGTTAGATTTATTCTATTATCATCTATTCTATAAACATAATAAGATCCAGTCTCTAACCCAGAAACAATCAGATCTGATGCATTATAGAAAATTTTATCACCTGTTTTTAATTTATGAGATGTAAGTTGTATTTCATTAGATGAAGTGTTTATTGATGTGGATCCAAATCCAATTGGATTAATTAATAGTTTATCATTCTGTGAATTATATTTCACATTAACAAACGTTGATGTTCCGATTCCAACAGATTGATTTGACTTTAAAGACAACTGAATGACATCACCATTACTTAGTCCATGATCAGTAGATACTGCAATTGTTGATTTTATTTTTTCAATTTTAGCAGTTGCTTGAATAAAATTAGATTCTAGTGAGTATTGATAGTCTGTACTATCGCCATTAGAAATAAATGATCTAAAATATAAACCATCCGTATTTGTTGTCAATCCAACTTGCGTACATAGTCCAATATAATCCTTTGATTTATTAATTACATGTAAAGTTTGAGAGTTTCCACTTAGTGGTAAATTAAATGTTGCACTTGTTTCTGTACTGGAAACGGAAATTGGTTGAGTTCCAGATACTCTTCTGAATATTACTTCTTGATTTGTTTTAAATGGATGATTTGGAAGATAAATGCTCTGAGTCGGTATTGAAATTGATTTAATTACATCTCCAAGAATATAATTAGCAGAAACACCGATTCCTGTTGTTTGGCCTATCCCAACAGACTGTTGTGGATTAAAATAAACTTTATCATCTAACTTTGAATCAAAGTATGGTGTTTTAAGAGGAATTGTAAATCTACCAGTAATTGTTGTGACTTCTGTAGATACTGTATGTGCTGATCCTACTACTCCTCTAATAACTCTAATAATTTTATTTTCTGGAAATAAATTAAGGACAGAAAGTGTTTCGGTTCCGATTGCAACAGTTGATCCGACGGAAAGATTTACTGAAATATTGGAGACATAAATGTCAGTAACTAAACCAGATGTTGCATTACTTGGTACTTGTTGAATAAGATATGTTTTTTCGGATGACACTCCAATAATATGAGAATCTGTTAATCCTTTAATAAAAGTAGAAACTCCAGATATAATAACACTATCTTTATCTAATAAAGTGTGATAAGGATCAATATGCAGAGAAATTTGATTTGGGTTTTCCCAAATAACTGATGCTGATTGATAAGTTTCAACTGTTGTATTTAAATTTACAATTTCTTTTCCAGTAATGGAAAATACATAAGCACTTAATCCACCACCATTTGTATCATCACTATTAAATGATGCAACATCTCCAACAGCGTATTTTTCACCATCTTCATTAATAATAAAATCTAAAACAGATCCCTTACTTACGGATTCTATAGTTGCACTTTGTAGTAATATTTCGTTTGGTTCTGAGATAAAATCATTATTAGAGTTAATATCAGAAACTTTATATGGAAAAGTATTTCTAATTAATTTAGAATTGTTAAAATCAAATGACTGATCTAAACTTTGCGTTATCGGTAAAGATCTATATGAATCACCAATAAAATATGGAAAATTAGCGACTAATGTATTAGTTGCAGTATCAGTCTTGATTCCTGCATAATATGCATATACACCTTGAGGGAAATCTGGTGTTCTAGCAAATCTACCATTATATTGGTCTAGATTACCAGAATTGTTAAATTTATAATCTTCTACAAAAAATCCAGCAGTAAATCCTGATGGTCTATCAATAACATCTGATGATGAAAGAATATATCCAGAATTTAAAAATGTTAAAGGAGAATTGGTGTTATTGGGATCTGTATATGCGTAAGATCCATAAATTGGATTTCCATCATATGCCCATCCAATAATTGGAGAGTGTTGACCACCCTGATCATTAAATGCACTCTGACCAATTTGAGTTGAATATCCAACTAATCCATATTGAATTCCCTCTGTAGTTCCAGAAAGAATTTCATTTCCAAACCTAGAGTGATTGTTAACTGTAAGTCCCCTTACAAGAGTTTCTGCAATTGCATTAGAACCAACAGATGTTACTTTGATTGCTGCATCTGAGGTGTACCCTCTTCCCCCATTTAATACCACTACTGAGGTTACTTTTCCACCACTTACTATTGCTCTTAACTTTGCACCAGTAGCGCCTGTAGTACCAACACCGACTACAGTTAAATCTGGTGCTGAAGTGTACTCAGTGCCAGAATTAGTAACTTGAGCTCCAATTATTATTCCATTAGATATGAATGGTTTTACTTCTGCACCTTTTCCAGACTTAATTTTTACACTTGGATTTTTGTGAAAGTTTAAAATTGTTGATCCATAACCTGTTCCTGTTTCATAAAGATACAGATCAACAATTTTACCTCTAACAAGAGGAGTCGCTGTTATAATTCCCGTTATACCATCATACTCTGCATTTATTGTTAGTGTGATATCTGGATAGGCAAAGTTTTGATGTCCAGATCCAGTAGAAGTTATATTTACGTGCTTTCTCTTAGTATAATTTTCAGTAATAGTTGCTGCAACGCCAGCATTTGCTAGTCTAAACTTATTATTATTTTCTCTTAAAATGTAGTAACTTAGTGAGGTCGATAATCCAGATACAGCAGTTCCTTCAGTAGAATATCTAATGATATCACCATCAGAAAATCCATGATTTTTAAAATTAATCGAATCATCAACTGTGGATATGTTTGTTGGATTGACAATTAACTTTCTATTTTCATATCCACTTCCAGGATTTATAACTTTAATGGATCTAAGAGTTCCTTTTCCTTCAAAGGTTCTAAATTTATGAATTCCTTGAGCTGAAGAGTCTGTTATACCTAATGTGTTAATTCCACTTGAATAATCTTCTAGTTTTTCATAGAGTTTGATAGTTACATTATTAACAACTTGTGCATAATAAACTGAACCACTACTTAGTGTAAGTCCTTGATCATTATCATTACCGACAATTGTTGAAAAACCTATGGCATTATTTCCATTTCTATTATAAACAAGTGCATCACCATTTCTAAAATTATGATTTTTTAGAAATGTAATTGTATCACTACTTACATCAACTCCGCCGCCAGATACAAGGGGTCTTGAATCAAATTCAACTTCTCTATATCTTGTTTCTAGAATTGGTTCTAAAATAGCCCCATTTCCATTACCACCAGAAATTGTAACTGAAATTATATCTTTTAAATCAAAGTCCTGTGGATCTACAAGAACTGATTGAACAGATCCTTTTACAATTGCTCTAGACAATGCTGTTGTTCCACCAGATACTACTGGATCATCAATATCAATAAATGGTGGATTAATTACATCATAGTCTTTTCCACTATTATAAAGTTTTACCTCTTTTATGGGTCCATAATAAATTTTATCATTAGATTTATAATTTACAATTTCAACACCATTAACAAGCATTCCAGTTGATCCTGGAATCGTACTTGTATTGTTTCCGTTTTTTATATTTGATAGAAGTGGAAACTTTTTAAGAAGTTTTTGTGGATAAATTAATCCACTTCTTTGCGATGAAAGAGTAAAAGTGTGAGATCCTAATGAACTTAATGAAGTAAACTCAACATACGAATCACTTTCAATTAAAGCTCTTGATTGATATAATTTAATTTTATTATCTGGAGACAATACTTTGACATAATACACACCCTGTTCAAGACCAGAAAGAGGTGTAGATGAGGCACTATAATAAACTTCATCACCAGTTATAAACGCTACGCTACTATTGAATGATAATATTGAAAATTTATTAGTATTAGCATCAAATCCTTGTAAAGCACTTCCCGAGGCAGAAGTTATTGTTGATTTAATTAAATTTTTAGTAATATCATATGATGGTAATGAATTACTTGCAACATACACAAATTGATCTCTATCATTGTAAAAATTTTGAATATTGCTCGTGATAGTATTATTACCATACAACAATGGTACACCAGAACTTGTAGCCGTTTTTAATTTTCTTCTAATTGAATAATCTAATGAAGAGTTATAAGTAAATCCAATAAGATTATTTAAATTTATTTGTCTAGTTGTCAAATTAATTGCAGATACCACTGCATTAGAGTGTGCGATATTTTCAGTGCTTCCAAGTAAAATATCAACTGTATCACCAACTTGTAAACTAGATTTATCAATTTCAGATCTAAGAGTAAAGGTAGATCCAGAAACATTGCTAACTTCGAATCTTGAACTAGTATTGTAAATCCAAGAGTTAGCAATTATTTCTTTATATGTTTTATTAGATTGAGGATTTTTAATTTTTTCACCGACATTTTTTACAAATATTTTTTGCCCCTCTGTAGCAAGTTTAATATCATTAATTTGTTCAAATTTAGATAAAACTCCTGTAATAGCAATTTCTACTTTTTTGGTTATATCTCCATTTTCATACCCAAAGAAAACTTCATTTGTCCTAATATTAGACTTAGTGCTGATCGTTTGTGTTACACCAGAGCACCCAAGAAATTGATTAACTGATTTATTTGTGTATGTGACAATATTATTACCAGAAATTAAAGTTCCTGTTGCACCAAATCCAATTGTAGAGTCTACAGTAATAACTGAAGATCCCACTGAAACTGGATTGATAACTCTAGTCTTTGGTTGAACGGTAAAACTACCCTCAATCAAATCTTTTTCATCAAATCCAACAAATAATCCAATCTTAAAGTATGTGCTGATTCCTGATCTTGTGAATATTTCAACTTCAGAAATAGATGCTTGTGTTGTTTCATCCGTAGATTTTTTAATTGTCTGCCCAACTAACTTATTTGGATCTCCTGAAATTCCTTCGGCAATTACAATCTCTCTTCTTAAAAAGTTTGCAGATGATGGTTTAATTAAAAATCTCTCAAGATCTATTACTTTTGGAGTAACTCCATAAAGAACTCTAAAAAGAATTTTAAATGATTCTTCGGTTCCCTTTGCCTCATAAAAACTTCTTGCTTCTTTTACAAAGTTATTAACATCAAGATCAGAAACAAAATTAACGTCCTCTAATCCAGGAGTAAAAGTATACTTTAACTTTCTATAAAATTCTTTAAGGAACAGAGAACTTAAGTTTTTAACTTTAGACTTAGCGTTATGAGAAGATTTCTCAGTATCTTTAAAAATTAGTTCTTCAGGATTTAGTTCATTTTTATATGTTGTGATTCCACTAAATCCACGAATGCATCCTGTAAAGGTATTTGTAGTGATGCCAGTGTATGTAAAAATCTCACTATCAATCTGAAAAAGACCGTACTCTTCTGGAAATCCTTTAGTTGAATAAACTTGAACAGTATCAGTTGTTGATGAAATACCAGAATAAAGAGTTGTTTCACCAGTAATAACTTCTGGTGTGAGATTATCCAACTTTAAATATTGATCTAGATTTTCAGCAATATCAGAGGGTCCACTCTGATATCCTTGAGAGATATAATATTGCTTTAAAAAATCTACTGCTTTGGGACTTTCTGAAAGTATGAATTCTGGTAGTTGATTTTCAATTATTTGCTGAACTTTTACCCTTCTTTCAAATCCAGTCTGTATCATCTTATATCCTCTTTAGTTCTCCGTTTAAGTAGCTAGAAGTGGTCTTATATCCAACTCCGGATATCTGTTCGCCTGATGTGATAGTATCCTTAACCATATTTATCTTGCTCTTGGCAACAGAAAAACTAAGATATAGATCTTTTAATCCAATTACATCATTTGATTCTGGAATTGCTTGAATTTCAATAACATTATTTTGAACAGTTGTTGAAGTTACCACGATTGTACTAATTTTAATTTCCCCTGTTTTATAATCCACTATTCCTGCTGATTCAACTTCAACAACATATTTTCCTTGTTCATTTTTTTCTCGAACAACAGAAATAATGCCTGTTGTTTGACTTTGAGGAGTATCTGTAAAATAAAATGTTCCAACTCTATCACGTAGAGTAAATCCTGTACTCTTAATATTAAACCCCTCTGGTTTATAATAAAAAGCATTACCGAAGCATAACTCATATTGAGCAGGAGTATTGATTAATGCTTTAAGATTTCTGCGAATGACAACTCTGGTAATGTTAGAGGTAATTGCATTATCAACGTTATCAATTGTTTGACAAAGTTTACTATACTTAAATCTACCACCAAATTTATTAATATTAGATGTTGCAAATGTGTTTAAAGTTGAAATTATGTTCGTCTTTAAATTATTGACATTAGTGACTTGAGGATTATTATAATAGATAGCACTATCAATTTCAACATAAAGAACTTTAAGATCGATAATTTTTTGATTGATTCCTGTTAAAGAATAGTTCTTAAGTTTACTTAGAATAGTCTGTTTATCAAAGTCAGAAATAAAGTCTCCATTTCTAGGTTTAATACTAATAAGAACATTACCAAATTGTGGCGGAGACAATTCTTCGCCACCAACAACAGAAACAGATTCTGTATTGGGATAAACGGATTGAATAATTGCCTCATAATCTCTTGCAGTTACCGCTCGATATTGTGAAGAGTAAATACGAGGAGCAAAATACTTGATTGAGTCCACACTCTCAATATCAGACCCATTTGCTGCAGCAGAGACTGTGGTAACTGTAATCGACCCAGATGGAATGACTATTACATTATTAGCATCTAGAAATCTACCAGAGAATGAAAAATTAGAAGCACCGTTACCATCCTTACCCTCAGTTACAATATAAGTAACGGTAATAACAGTTCCATTAACTAATTTTTTACCAAAATATCCATCACCAAATAAAAGTTCATACTTTTCATCCTGAACCTCTTGTATCAAATAAATTTCAGATGTTTTATTAATATTCAAAATGTTATCAACTTTTTTATATTCTCTTCCAAGTCCAGTATCACTTATGCCTTTAACATAAACAACAATGGTTGCAGAGTCAATAAAAGAGTTATCAAGAATAAATCTCTGATCCAATGATCCATCAACAACAAATGTCTTTCTTAAAAAGGTTCCCTGATGAATATTGATATTATTAAACGATGCGACTCCAGAATTAATCGTTGTTGTGATACTTTCTGGAATTGAAAAGATATAATCGCTATTATCTGCTGTCCCAACGCACACTAGACCAGCGTCTAAGGTCAGTGTAGAAGACGAGCTGGTAGTTGGAACATTAAAACTGACAGTTGCCCTAGAGGACGATCTAGAGCGTGGTACGTAACCAATATTTCTTGCTAGTGAGACAACATTTTCTCTTAGAGTTGCTGAATCTAAGAAAGATTCATTCACAACCATATTAGAGTTAAACGCTGTAATATATGTGTTATAGGCGAGCGTATCAATTAAGATAGAAAAATTAGACCCTTCAAAGTCAAAGTCCGTAAATGTTGAGTTTGCACGGAGATAATCTTTGATAGAGGTCTTAATCTGATCAAAATCGAGATTAGAAAATTTAGTAAAAGGCATTTTATCTTGTTGCCTCTAGTAAAAATGAAAATTCTTGTACAGGAAACTGTTGACCAATAATTTCAAAGATGACAGTAATCTCAAATGTATTATCATCTGGTTGTGGATCAACATCTAATCTTAGATTTGTAACTCTTGGCTCAAAGTTTTCAATGGTAACACGAATTTGGTCTTCAATAACTGATGCAGTACCAAAATCAACAAAATCAAATAAACTTGAACGGACGTTTGATCCGATGATTGAGTTAAAAAATCTTTCAGTGGGTATAGTTTCAACCAGATTTCTCACAGAACGACGAATCGCTGCTTCATTTTTTAAAATAGGCAAATCTTTTGTCACAGGGTGGGGTTCAAAAGACAAACTAATGTCTTTAAAACCCCTAGATACCCCTTTAATCGTCATTTGTCAAAAAGTTTTCTTGCTTTATTTATATTCAGTACCAGGGAGATCCATAAACTGGTTCTGTACCATAATTCCAATCATCGTAATCTTCATCATTACGGATTTTTTCATGAAGTTCAACTTGTTTTTTAAGATCATGCTTAGGTGCCAAGTCATGCATAACCTCTTGAATGACTCTTTTTGGTGGCGTTGCCTCATAATCTGTAATTAGTTTAGCAGTACCCCACATTTCTCTCATATAATTGGGGTCTCTATCGACTGGTAAATTAGACATTTTAGCTCCTGTTTTAATGAATAAAACAGAACTTTTATAAAGGAGGTTGCTATCTCCCTGTTTCTATTTAACGATTCACTTCACGTATTGAATATGAGTCCGAATTAAGGTATTTTAAGATTTCTAAGGCAATCAAACGTGGATTTCCATTGCCACAGGTATACACATCCACCGCTAAGCACCCATTTTCAGGCCAAGTATGGCAAGAAACATGACTTTCTGCAAGTGCAATCACGATTGTACACCCCTGTGGCACAAAATGATGAGAAAATGTGTTTAAAATCTCCATTTTTGCACGTTGAATGCCTTTCATCATGGCATTCTGAAGCGATTGTATGTTATTAATCGTTTCAAACTCAACATTATACACCTCTAAGAGCAGGTGTTTGCCCATTGAATACTGTTTCAACTCAATTTTTGGTAAAAAGTTATTTATTTTCCCGTTCTTCGGGTGTTGTATAGAAATATTCGTCACAATCACCTAAACGACCCCATTCAAGTTCATTTTCAACTTCAAACCACTGCGTTGAAACCTTAAAATCAGGTATTTTTGGTTCTGATGGAGTCAATGACACGTCATATATGCGACATCTGTTGTTTGGATAGAGTGCATACTGACCATTTTCAAGTTCTATCAGGTTAAATGACTTGTGTTCTTGAGGAATTTCACTGGTGCTGTAGTCAACTTCGTCTGTGGACTCGTGATAGTTATCGAGTGTGCAAATATAAGACCCATTGATCTCACCAAAGTGACGAGTACGCACAACCCAACGCATGGATCCTATAAATTGTTTATGAATATTGGTAATTCCGTAGTCCATACAGTTCCAGAACTGTAAATTTGGAAGATCTAAGTCAGGAGTTGGAGTTTCTGGAGATGCAACGAATGCTGATATCGGCAGTTTATCAAACATTGCTCCATATTCAGGTAAATAAGTCTCAAAATAAAAAGCACGTCCAGGTATTGACTTTGCCGAGACCCAGACACCCTCAACAAACTCACCGTGTCCGTCCTGTAGATCACGTAGATACTCTTTACGAACCCAAACCTTTTGTGCGGGTAGATTTGTAATTAGACAACTCATAACCAATCTTTCTCTTCTTCTAAGTATCTATACGTTAACTCTTCATCTTTTAAGATGGTGCGAAGTGTAATGTATGCTTCTTCTTCATTGACGCCACAGTTTGGATCATCAGAATGATTGACATAATACGCCTGATAAAAACGATCTAAATGACAATCAATCCAAAATCCTTCTTCATCACACCAAGTCATTGAAACTATGTGTTGATGAATTTTCTCTGGAATTGAAGTCCAGGGCACTTTATATGCCTCATCTCTGATTTTCCAAATGATCGTGTCTTTTGGAATTTCAATCAAGGCAAAGACACCGACTCCACTGCAAATTTTACTAGGAGCAAGATAGGTATACAGTTCTAGACTGTATGGATTCATCCTTTACCCTGTCCTCTATATTTTTTAGGAGCTCCGTTGCGAGAAGATGCGGCATACTTCGTGCCATTTCCTGTTCCCTGACGAGATTTTTTAGGCGGCCCAGGACTATAAGAACTCTTGTTTAAACCGACTTTTGACTTTGCCATTCGCGTTCCTCTACATA